CAATGATGGCTGCACAAAAATCTAATATGTTCTTTGGAACTGGTCTATTAAATGACACTAACGAAGTTAGAGTATTAGATATGGCTGAATTAGACGGATCACAAAACGTAAGAGTGATTATGAGATTTACTGCTGCTGTTGCAATGGGAATCAATTCAGACGTAGTTATCTACGCATAAGACTAACTAATTGAGGGGTGTAAAAACCCCTCTTATTTATAAACTTTTTAAAACTTAAAATATGTCGTGTGATATTATAGGGGGCAGAGAATTAAGCTGCAAAGACAGTGTAGGTGGACTTCATAGTATTTATTTAATTAATTACAATGATGTTGATTTTACTAACAAAGCAGTTTACGGTACTGGTGACAATACAGACCAAATTACTGCTGTCGACACTAACGGAACAACATTTAGTATTTATAAGTTTGAGTTAAAGAATTCGGCTAATACCTTCGAAACGGCTATAAATTCGTCGAGAGATACAGGTACGACGTTCTTTGAATCAACTTTAAGTATTACTTTACCAAAACAAGATGTTAAAAGCCACAAAAACATAAAACTAATTGCTTACGGTAGACCAAGAATTATTGTACACGCAAGAGGTGACCAATTTTTCTTAATGGGATTAGACCAAGGTTGTGATGTTTCGGCTGGAACAGCTACGTCTGGTGGGGAGCTTGGCTCATTTTCAGGCTATCAATTGACGTTTACCGCTCAAGAAGAGGTTATGCCAAATTTTCTCAATTGCTCAACGCAGTTAGAAATGAAAACATTGCTTGAAAACGGTGCTACTGGTACTGGTGTATGTAACATTGTAACAACATAAGAAACACTTTTCCTTTACTTTATACTTGTGTTAAGGGGGTTATTTCGGTAACCCCTTTTTTTATTAGAAACAAAAACACGAAAATTAGTTATATAAGTATGGTTATACTAACAACTTCTACAAGTCCACAATCTTTTATATTTATACCACGTTCTAAAACGTATGACGGTTTATTTTTAACAGATGAAAGTACAAACGTAACTACACAAATTACAATTAGTTCAAACGCAACTAATGACTATTACGAAACTATTACTGCAACCTTTGTAGTAGCTTCACCAAGCTTTACTTTAAAAGAAGGAAGGTTTTACACTTTTGAAGTACGTAATGGATCAAGCGTAGTTTATAAAGGCAAAATATTCTGTACAGACCAAACAGTAAGTTCTTATAGTGTAAACCACAACACGTACACACAACATAGTACAACTAACGATTTTATAATGTATGAATAATAACAATCTACACGTATTAAATTTAAGTGCTTACGAAGCACCAGAAGTAGTTGAAAATAACAAAGACAACTACGTGACGTATGGCACTAATAACGACTATTACGACTTTCTGATAGAAAGGTATAAAAATAGTGCTACAAATAATGCTATTATAAACAATATAAGCAAGTTTGTATATGGTAAAGGTTTAAATGCTACAGACGCTTCTAAAAAGCCAAATGAATACGCACAACTTATTACTTTATTAGATAAAGACGAATTAAAGAAAGTAATACTTGACTTTAAAATGTTAGGACAAGCAGCGTTTCAGGTACATTATTCTAAAAATCGTAAGAAAATTGCAAAGGTATATCATATGCCTATTCAATTAATTGCACCTGAAAAGTGTGATGAATACGGAAATATCAAAGGTTATTATTATTCTGACAATTGGAAGGACACTAAAAAGTTTCCACCTAAAAGAATTTCTGCGTTTGGAAGTTCAAAAGACGAAGTAGAAATATTATGCTTTAAAAATTACACGGTTGGAATGAAATATTTTGGTTGTGTAGACTATGTTGGTGCTTTAGCTTATTGTACACTTGAAGAAGAAATAAGCGACTACTTAATTAACGAAGTTCAAAATGGTTTTAGTGGTACTAAAGTAGTAAACTTTAACAATGGAATACCAACAGAAGAACAACAAAACATAATTTCTAATAAAGTAATGTCAAAGCTTACTGGTTCACACGGTCAAAAAGTAATAGTTGCTTTTAATAGTGATGAAACAAGCAAGACTACAATAGATGACATACAACTAAATGACGCACCAGACCACTACACTTATTTAAGTGAAGAATGTCTGCGTAAAATAATGCTTGGTCACAATGTTACAAGTCCTTTATTATTTGGAATAGCAAACGCAAATGGTTTTAGTTCAAATGCTGATGAATTAAAAAATAGTTCTATTTTATTTGAAAACTTAAATATAAAACCAATGCAAGGTGTTATATTAGACGCTATTAATAAAATATTAGCTTACAATGGTATTGCATTAAACTTATATTTTAGGACTTTACAACCTTTAGAATTTAAAGATTTAGACGGATATAAAGACGCTGAAGAAAAAGAAGAAGAAACAGGATATAGTTTTAGTAAAGACGGTGAAACAAAAGAATTTAATTTAGAAGAATTAATAGACGAAATTGGTGAAGACGTGCCTGAAGACTGGCTACTAATAGACGAATCAAAAGTAGACTATGATAATGAAATAGAACTTGACGAAATTATAGCAAAAGCTAACAAAAGTAGCGAAGATAAAAGCACCTTAGCAAAGATATATAAGTTTGTTACACAAGGTGTAGCAAGACCAAATGCAAAAAGTAGACAAGATATAGAAGTAGACGGTATTAAATTTTATACAAGATACAGATACAAAGGTAATGCACCAGATGACAATACAAGGGAGTTTTGTCGTAAAATGTTACAAAAAAACAAAATATATCGTAAAGAAGATATAATGCAAATGCGAACTAAACCAGTCAATCCAGGTTGGGGTAGAGGTGGTGCTAATACTTATTCGGTTTGGCTAAATGAACACGAAGGAAAATGCGAAAAAACTAAACTTTATAAGGGTGGAGGTTCTTGCAGACATTTTTGGCAGCGTGAAGTGTACGCACAATTTACTGACGCACCAGGTTTGAATATTAAAGATCCACGTGTAAAACCTAAAGCAACTGACGCTTCTATAAAAAAATTAGAAAAATATGGCTACTATACAAACAAAGGTAAAATGATGAATGGTGACCAAGTAGCACAAAAACCACGAACTATGAAAAATAGAGGTTTTATAAAACCAAGAAATTTTACAACACCAGTAAACGACTAATATGGCAAACGTACTTTTAATATCAAGAAACGACATCACAAGGTTTACTTCTTTAAATGGTAATGTAGACCAAGACCATTACTTGCAATTTATATATATTGCTCAACAAATACATATTTTAAATTTTTTAGGTACAGACTTACTTGAAAAGCTTAAAAGTGATATTGCTGCTGGTTCTTTAACTGGTAACTACCAAACACTTGTAAACACCTATGTCAAACCAATGTTAGTACATTATTCAATGGTTGAATACTTACCATTTAGCACGGTGTCTATTTCAAATAAGGGTGTATTTAAGCACACTTCAGAAAATGCAAGTGTAATAGACCAAGACGAATTAGAAAAGCTTATAGAAGCAGAAAGGAAAATAGCTAAAAATTATGCTACAAGGTGTGTAGATTATTTAAACAATAATAGTACATTGTTTCCTGAATATACTTCAAACACGAACGAAAACGTAAACCCACAAAGAGGTGTAAACTATGGTAATTGGTATATATGAAAAAAACACGAAAAAGTAAACCAAAAGAAATTAACATATTAAAGTTAAAAAAATACTTAAAGCAAAATGGCAGAAAAGAAAATAAGTCAATTAACAGCAAAGGGTAGTAACCTTGAAACTACTGATTTATTTATTATAAGTAAGTCAGACGGTTCTGGTGGTTATGACACTAAATATTTAACTGGTGCAGAACTTACACAAGTAAGTTTAAACAACCAAACTGGAACTACATATACACTTGTTTTAACAGACGCAAATAAACTTGTCGAAGTAAACAATGGAAGTGCTATAAATTTGACTATACCACCAAATAGTGGTGTAGCTTTTCCAATAGGTACACAAGTAGTAATAGCACAACAAGGTGCTGGACAAATAACTTTAGTAGCTGGTAGTGGTGTTACTTTACGTTCAAGAGGTGGTATGTTAAAATTAAATGCTCAATATGCAGTAGCTACTTGTATCAAACGTGCAACAGACGAATGGTATGTAGCTGGTGATTTAACAAGTTAATATGTTACGAAGTACACCTGGAATATTAGCAAGAAGACAAGTAAGTGTTTTAACAAATACTTTTAGCATAGATATAGACGGTGCAAGTCAATATGTTGATTGTGGTAATGTAACGGCAACAAATGGTGTAAGTAATGCAAGTTGGTCGTTTTGGTTTAAATTAGATAGTAATTCTATAAACCAACAACCAATTAGCCAATGGAATAATAGTAGTGCTACTAATCAAATGTATGTTTACTTAATTGGTAGTTCAAGAATTGATGTACATTTAGCTGGTGTAGTAGCTTTTAGAGATAATAGCACAGTAAGTTTATCAACTGGTGTTTGGTATCATTTTGCAGCAGTTTATGACGGATCACTAACTGGTTCTAATATTTGCAAAGCGTGGTTAAATAATACACAATTAACAAATAGCTTAACACCTTCTGCAATTGCTAATTTAAAAACGGTCACTAATAGTTTTGAAATGGGTAGAAGACCAACTGGAAACTATTTAGACGGAAAAATTGACGAAGTAGCTATATTTACTTCTTCACTAACACCAACAAATGTAGGTGCTATTTATAATAGTGGTACACCAACAAATTTAACAACAAGTGGTATAAGTGGTCTTGCTCATTATTGGCGAAATGGTGATAATGACGGTGGTAGTGGTACTACGGTGACAGACCAACAAGGAAGTAAAAACGGAACTTTAACAAATGGTGCTTCATTTATAAGTGACGCACCTTAAAAAATAAAATTATGGCAGTAACAAATGGTTGGGGTAAAGCAGTAGAAAATAATACTATTGGATATGGTAAAGGTGCTAATAATAGCACAAATAATTGGGGTGCAATTTATAGTAGTAGTGCTGCTGGTGATACGGCTTTAAGTTCTGCAAGTTTTTCTAATCAATATAGTTTAGATTTTAATGGTGTAGATATGTACGCTGAACTTGGAAATGTAACAAGTTTAAATGGTAGTGCAGTAGCAAGTTGGTCATTTTGGGTAAATCGAGATGATGTAACAAGATTTGAAGTACCAATAAGTCAAGGTGGTAGTGGTAACGATAGACTATTTTATTTACGTTTTGTAGGTAACAATAGAATAGACTTTTTTATAAAAGGTTCTGTAATGTGGAAGGACACAAGTTTAAATGTGACTTTTGCAAATAACACTTGGTACAATATTGTAGTAACTTATAATGGTGCAACAAGTGGTAATTCTAATAAGTGCAACTTATATATTAACGGTGTAAAAGAAACAAATACACAAGGTTCAAATATTACAACAATGCCAAGTTCGACAACTAACTTTAATATAGGAAGGTTACAAAGTGGTGCTTCTTCTTATAATAATTTTTTTGACGGTAACGTAGACGAAATAGCTTTATTTGATAAAGAACTTACACAAAGCGAAGTAACTGCTATTTATAATAGTGGTGTACCTGGTGACTTAACTGGTCACGCAAACCTTACAGATTGGTGGCGTTGTGGTGATGACAATAGTGGTACTGGAACAACACTAACTGCAAATGTTGGTGGTGTAAATGGATCACTTTACAATTCTGCAAGTTATGAAACAAATGTACCAACATAAAAAACTAAAAAAATGAAAGCAAATTTTGAAACATACGCAACAATAAGTATAGACGATTTAGCAAAAGTAGACTTTAAACAAGTAGGTCAAACAAGTAATGAAACTGTTAGACGTTCATTAGACTTAACACAATTTATTTTAAGTTGGAATCAAACACCAACTTTTATAGAAGATGAATTAATAGTGCCAATTGCAGAATATGACCACGCTGAAATGCTTGAAGTTGTACAAACTGACCAATGGCAAGAAAACGACATAGATGAATAAAAATCACATATATATATTTGGTATTATAGTATTTTGTAGTGCTATTTTAACTGGTACAAGCTTATTATTAAATGCTCCTTATTATAAAATGTTTGGTGGTGTATTATTAATAAGTTATACGGTTTTACAAATGTTAGCTGGAATTGAACGAAATGAAAGAGAAAATTTTTAATGTAGGGTTAAAACAATTTTTTAGCACACCGTATAGTGTTATATTAATTGCAGTTGTTTTTGCTTTTGTTTGGTTAGGTAAATATTTACTAACGTCAAAAGAAAACGAAATATTGCAACATAAAGAAATGCTAAAGGAATGTGACGAAGAACGAAAACACGATAAATTACTTATGCAAGAAATGGTTTTTGAAAAGAAAAGAAACAAAGAACTTGAAGAATAATTAAAATGGAAAACAAGACTATTATAATCGTAGCTATAATAAGTGCAATAGGTTCATTTTTTGAACCAACTTTATCACTTGACAAGAAAAAAACAAATAAAGACGTTATAACGTGCGAAAGTGAAATTTATATAGATAGTCTACGTAATGTAAATGATAGTCTGTTACATAAGCTTAAAATAGAAAATAAAGCACTTTTAGAATACAAAAGAAAAGCACAAAAAAAATTAAATGATAAAACTAAAAGAAGAAAAAGGAAGGACTTGGATATTTAGTTATTATAAAAAAACAATTTTAGGACACAAAAACGAACCATATTATAAAACAGAAAGTGAAATATTAAAAGAAAAAAAGTATAATTATAATAGTTTAAGTATTGACGAAAAAAAAATATACACAATGGTAAGAAAGTACACAGATAAAGAACTTTTAGATAAGGTACAAGAATTAAAAAGTTTTAAAGAATTTCCAAAAGGTTATTGGATCTTAGCAGTAAGAAGTAAAGCAGATAAACCAAACAAATTTGATGACAAATTTTACATATACAAAGGTACAGACTTTGTGACTGTAACAACTGGTACTACTAATCCAGGTTTAAGCATTTTAAAAGGTGGTTTTAAAAGATATAATAGAGTAGGTGCAGCTGTTGTTAAATCTAATGAATGGTATTATGACGTATATAAATACGGATTACATAACAGAAAAATGCCTTGTTTAAGACAGCATAGTAAAAAGGAAATTTTATATTATCGTGACGGTGATTTAGACGGTAAAAGTGAAGAACTTGGAAAAGTGCAAAGTGGTGTTATCTATACTAACTTTCACGGTTCTACTTACAGAAAAGGTAGCTTACTTGAACGTGATAATATTAATGGTTGGTCTGCTGGTTGTTTAGTATGTAATAAAAATGCTGAATACGAAGCAATTATAAAAATGTGTAAAGATAGTAAGCAAAAGTATTTTACTATGTGCTTAATAAAAGAATTTTAAAAATAAATAATATGTTTAATATGAAAAATGCAATTAAACCAATAGAGGTTAATGTAGATACAAAGAACTTTGATGTTCAATTTGTACGTGATAAAAAAAAGAAAAAAACCTATATAGAAATTGACACAGACAAAGTTGATGTTATATATTCAAGAACTGGTGATGTAAGAATATTTAAGCTTGATACTGAAAGTGATATATTAGACCTTGAAATTAAAACTGATAAAGACGGTACTACTGTTGATGTTTCTTCTAAAGTAAATTGGATAGGTAAAGTTGTTAGTTGGTTCTTGACAAGAAAAGCAAGACGTGCAGCTAAGAAAGCTAAAAAATGAAAGTCACACGGATAAGCAAAAACATAGCTAAATTTGAAACTGACAAGAAAAACACGAAATTAGCTATACTTTCTGACTTGCATTGGGACAACCCCCATTGTAACCGTGAACTTCTTCAAGCACATTTAGATTATTGTTTAAAAGAAGATATACCAGTATTTATTAATGGTGATATGTTCTGCTTAATGCAAGGTAAAGGAGACCGTAGAGGTAATAAAAGTGATGTAAGACCAGAACACGCTTTTAATAATTACTTTGATAGTATAGTAAGAACTGCAGTAGAATGGTTTACACCTTACGCACATATTATTAAGTTAATTGGTTATGGTAACCACGAAACAAGTATTATTAAGCACCAAGAAACAGATATAATTGCAAGGTTTGTAGACTTACTAAACTACAAGTGTAATTCAAATGTGCAAACTGGTGGCTATGGTGGTTGGATATGGTTTCAATATCATAATAGCAATATGTTTAAAAGCTTAAAATTAAAGTATTATCACGGTTCAGGTGGTGGTGGTGCAGTAACTAAAGGTGCTATTAATCTTACAAGGGCTTTAAGTATGTATGAAGCAGATATTTTTACTATGGGACATATACACGAAAACGCTGCACGAACTGACGCAAAAGAAGTTTTGTATGTTAAAAAAGGTGTTTGTGAAATAAGACACAAATACGTTCATAATATAATAACTGGAACTTATAAAGACGAATACGCTGACGGATCAAACGGTTTTCATATAGAAAAAGGTAGACCAATTAAAATACTTGGTGGTCGAATATTAACGCTTGACTTTGGTAGGGATAGAGTAAATAAAGTACGTAGTTTAAAATGTGCTATTGATAGTAGACAATTTCCAATAATTTAATTATATTTGATATTATCTTTATAATTTATATTAGTAATTAAGGTGTTAGAAATAGCACCTTTTTTTAGTATTTAGCTAAATTCGATTTAAGTACATTTTTAAGCGATTTAAGACACTTTAGCGTTTCTGTGGTATGTTACCCCCTAAAATTAGAGAAGTGAAGAAACCTTTATTTTATAAGGGTTATAGAACATAATTTTTTTATGTAATATTTTTAACTTTCTATCTTTTTTTATTATCTAAATACATACTTATAAACTTTTTTTTAATAAATTGTAAATAATTGAAACCTTTTATATATATTTGGTGTATAATTTAAAAAACACAAACAAAATGAAAAAAAAAGAAATAGAGCAAAAAATATTGGAAGTTGAAAAGTCAATAGATTTAATTGAAAATATATCAATTAAAACAGACATAACACAAGAGGATAATATTGAGTTATGGAAACAATTACTTGAATATAAATACATATTACAAAGTGAATTATTAAGAAAAAATAAAAAAGAATTAATTAAATTTTAAAAACACAAAAAAATATGTATAAATTTTATTTTAAAAAGGAACTACTTGAAACAGTAGAATGCAAAGAACAAGCAGACGAACTACTTGGTGAATTAAACATTATGTACAAAGGTGGTGTAATAATGAAATACACAGAACCAGTAGAAGTGAACACTTGTAAAAATTGTGGTGAAGAAATAGACCTTGAACTTAATGGTTGGTTTTGTAGCAAAAGTTGTTACAATGATTACGCAAATGAAATGTTTTAAAAAAATACACTATGAAAAATTACACACAATTTATTGAAGAATTAAAGAATTTATATATTTACAAATTCTACTGGGAACGTGAACACAGAGGATCGTTTAATTCAAAACTATATTTAGAATACTTAAAAGCACGTATAAATGACTGATTTAGAATTAAAATTTTTAAAACAAGACTTGCAGTTTGTTATAAACGACTTGACAAGAACACGTAAATTGAAAGCAAATCTTGAAAAGCAAGATAGAAATAAAAATGATTTAAATAGTTTTTTAGCTATCACACTTGATATAGATATTGAATACAATATTAAAAGGTTAATTGATATACAAAACAAACTATGATAAAAGTAGGAAGTGATTTTAGTGGTGTAGGTGCTTTTGACCAAGCACTTTCCAGGTTAGGAATAAAACAC